TGTACGCACTCATTGAAAACAACGCAGTCACCCAAGTAGGTGAACTAGCAATTCTTTTTCCAAACACATCAAACCCTAATCACGCATTTGCTATTGAGCAAGGTGCATTGGAAGTGGTTGAAGGTGAGCAAAAAGACCAACGCTTTTATTGGGTGACTTTTGACAAGTATGAAGTAACTGGCAATGTCGTTACTCGCACTTATGTCAATACGCCAAAGGTTTTGGAGGATGTGACTGAAACACCAGAAGGTCAGACTGAGCCAGTCACGACTAAGGGTCTGAAGTCACAATGGATTGCTCAGAACAAGGCATCTGCTAACTCACAACTGGCATCGACTGATTGGATGGTAATTCGCAAGGCCGAGCGTGGAATTGATATTCCTGCTGATGTAGTGATAGAAAGAGCAACAATTATTTCTGATTGCGCTGCAAAAGAAACTGCAATTGCGGCTTGCGCAACAGTTGACGAATTGATTGCCATTATTTCTCCAGTTAACACTCAAGAGCCATAATGCTTGGACATTACGCACTTTCAGAATTTCCAATCAGCACGTCGGGCATAACCGATGCGATTGCGAGTGCGTCCATTGGTACAGTCACAGCGACTGTCCCTTCAGCATCGATCTCGGCTGATGCTCTAATCCAAGTCACAATTGGCACTGTCACTGTAAGTGCAATAAACGCAACGGCATCAGGACAAGCGACAGCGACCTCGACAATCGGCACTGTCAACACTACTGTCCCAAGCGTTTATTTGACAGCCGATGCTCTGATTCAAGCATCTTTCCTGACAGACACTGCAACTGCACCGAATGCAAGTGCAACTGGTGACGCAAACATTCAGGCTTTGATTGCAACTGTCACGGCCACTGCACCGACTGCGATTGCTTATCCTCAAGTCGTTGTCCAAGTCACGATTGGCACTGTCACGACAACTGCACCGAATGCAAGTGCTGTGGGCAATGCTGTTGCTCAGTCTGCCATTGGAACGGCCACAGCGACTGTTCTGGCATTCTCCACTTCTGGAACTGCTAACACATCGGCATCGATCGGCACTGTCACAGCAAGTGTGATGACTGCTGTTGCAAAGGCCAATGGCAATGCCTCAGCAAGTGTTGGAACTCTTGTTGCAACTGCTCCTAGCGCTTCTGCTGTTGGCTTTGCAAATGCTTCTGCACTGATTGGAACTGTTGCGGCCAATGAGCCTGAATTCTCGGTTTCTGGCGCTGCTTTAGTTCAAGTGTCCATTCCTTTGGTTCAAGACCTTGCACCGACTGCAACGGCCAGAGGCAATGCAAATGCTTATGCAAATATCAACACTGTCGGCTCGGTTGTTCCTAGTTTCACAGCGTCTGGAACTGCCTCGATTCAGGCACTTTTGGCCACTGTTACGGCAAATTCTCCGACTGCGATTGCTTATGCTGTATCGGCTGCAAGCAATCTTTTGTATGTCTTTGCTGAAAACAGGCAAGTTGATGTTTCGCTAGAATCTCGGTTGATCTATGTTGCAAACGAGAATCGAATTTTGGAGGTTTCAAATGGCTGATTTTATAAAAGACCCGAATGCGGTTTTAGACTATGGATTTGACTGGTCTGACTGGCTTCAAAGTGGTGAAATTATCTCAAGTTCAAGTTGGATCAATCATGATTCGATCACAATCAACTCAAACTCTCATTTGAACACATCAACTGTCGTTTGGGTGTCTGGTGGTACTGCTGGCAAGTCTTATCGTCTGACAAACCGAATTGTGACCAACAACAGTCCTGCTCGGACTGAGGACAGAACACTTTTGATCGAGGTTCAAGAGCGATGACCAACAATGCGGAAACAACTACTGCAATTGCTGCCAAATTAGCCCCACCAGCCACAGTCTCACTGGCAAGCGTGATGGGTTTTCAGGTCAGCGAATTGGTGCTTTGGGCGACTCTGATTTACACAGTTTTGCTCATTGGCCATAAAGTCTGGTCAATCTATAAAGATATAAAAAAATGAAAGACTGGGCTGTTGCTTTAACTAGCGCAGTCCTGTTTTGTCTGACTGTCATTTGGTGTTTTTACATCATTGCTTGGTATTTTTTATGACAGAGTTTATGTTTTCTTTTTTTCTACTATCTGCTGAATACAGATGTGTGAGATGGGCTTGGACAGGTGATGTCTATAACCGAAAAGTAGTGTGTCTTGAGTGGCAAAAGGTTGAGAGAAAATGATTCCCATCGATCCCATGACCGCATTAGCGGGTATTCAATCCGCGATTAGCATGGTTAAGAAGGCCAGCAAGGTGGCCAATGATCTTGGCTCGCTTGCACCGATGATCGGTAAGATGTTCGATGCCAAGTCAACTGCTACTAAAGCACTGATTGAGGCAAAGAAGGGCAAAGGCTCAAACATGGGGACTGCTCTCCAGATTGAGATGGCCTTAGAGCAAGCCAGAGCGTTTGAGGAGGAACTCAAGATGCTCTTTATGACCACAGGCAAGGTTGATGTCTGGAACAAGATTAAAGCGCGTCAAGACCAAATGGACATTGATGATGCAAGGGAACTCAGGTCTTTAGAGAAGGCTGAGAAAAAGGCTAAACAAAAAGAACAAGAGATGAATGAGTTGGCCATCATCATTGGTGGCGTGGCTTTTGTGTTGTTTTTGGTTGCAATTGGAATCAATGAATTGATGGACTTTTGTGCAACAACCAGAAGGTGTGGTCGGTGAATGAGTATCAGAAGACCTTTGATCTAGCACTCAAGATATTTGTATATGGGTGCATTGCTTTATATTTTTTGGGTTTTTTACGTTTTCTTCCTGACGATTTGTCTGACAGAATTGTTAATCTCCTACTCGGAAAGGTTGGTCTTGGAAAATGAGAATCACCACTTATCAACAGAATGCTCAAATGTTGTCAGAGGCTCACAGGCTGATCCACCAACAGAACATGAAGCGTTTGGCAGAGTTGACCAGACAGGCCGAACAACAACAGCGAGTCCAAGAGATCAAAACGCAATGGGCTAAAGCGGTGGACATCAAAGTATGAGATTGCTTGCTATTTAATTTGACAAGAGTAAAATGCGAAATGCCAAGTGGCTGTACTACTTGGCATCTCTAACCTAAATGATGAAAGGACATCAAATGGCTGAAATTAGTTTATCACGTGAGCGTTTGTGCGAGTTGCTAGAGGTGGATACTGAAAAAGGTGTCTTTACTTGGCGAAACACAATGGGTGGAAAAGCGCAAAAAGGTCAGCAAGCTGGTTCAAAACAAAAGATTGGATACATTTTAATAAGGCTTGATCAAAAAGATTACTACGCACATAGGTTGATGTGGCTATATGTTTATGGTGCAATACCACTATTACAGATAGACCATATCAATCGGGATAAAGAAGATAACAGACCTGTTAATTTGAGATTGGCAACACAAAAACAAAATAGTGAAAATATTTTTAGGGCGAAACAAAATACTTCAGGGTTTCGTGGTGTTCGATTTGAGACCAGATTGAAGTCAAAACCTTGGTCTGCTTGTATAACAAACAATTACAAACAGAAGCATTTAGGATATTACGCAACAATGGAAGAAGCGATTATTGCAAGGCAAACAGCTGAAGATCAGCTTTTTACACATCACATAAGACAATGAAAAATACTATTTTGGTTGCGATTGTTGGGCTTCTTTTGTCTGGATGCTTAGAAGACAGATACCGCTATCCCTGCCAGAACCCTGATAACTTTCATGCACCTGATTGCCAGAAACCAAAGTGTTTGTTTACCCAACAATGCCCTGAATACTTAGTAGCCCCTATCTTGGAGAAAAAGGTCAATGAACAACCAGAAAAATGAACTTTTAACTACTGAGGCTTTTGAGGTCAGAGTTTGGGGCTTTGTGGTCATCATGGTTACTTGCATTTTGTGTTTCATTGTCATTGCTTTGCTCTACTCAGTGACATTTGTGACTCAACCAATCAAGAGCATGGCCCCGATTGACCAAGCCTACACAAAGATGCTGAACGACATTGTTTTGCTAATTGTTGGCGGTATTGGTGGGGTAATGACAAAAAGGGCTGCTGGTGCGGCTGCAAAGGCTTTTGGGACTCCGAATCAATCTCAACCTATGCAACCTATGTGTCAGCCGATGGGGGGCTTTCAGGGCGGCCAACAATATGGCTCAAACTATGCACCTCCTCAATCGGCTTATGGTTTGCCAAGCCAGCCATTTGGGGCTATGCCTGTTTGGAAAAACCCAGAACTGGATGAATCATGGACTCCACCACCACCACCGACCACACCTCCAGACCACCTTGAGGATGATGATGAGAGAGAACTTTTGGCCAATGCTAGAAAAGAGGCTGAGTAATGCTACCAATCCCACTTCCTTGGTTAATCGTTGGTGTTCTAATTTCCCTTTTTGGGACTTATCGAGTTGGCCATCATTACGGCTGGATCGAGCGCGACAATGACATGAAGATTGCCATTGCCAAAAAGAATGATGAGGCAAGGAAGGTCGAGCAAAAACTCACTGAGGAGATCAACACAAATGCAACCAAACTTTTGGAGTCAACAAATGTCATCAATCAAAAACAGTCTGCTCTTGATCGTGCTATTAGGGATGGTCGGGTGCGCTTCAAGTCCTCCAGTTGTCCATCAACCTCCCAAAGTGCCACCATTGCCACCACAGATCGCACAGAAACAGGAAGTCAACCTAGTGGACAGGCTGACCAAACTGCTGACGATAGAGCAACCCTTGCAGCCATCGCAGAAATAATATCGCAGGGAGATAAGAACACGGCTCAACTAAATGCTTGCATCGATGCTTATCAGACGATGAGGACACAGATCAATGGTCAATAACGAACAGCTCCGACAAATGCACATTGGTGAGCAATGGCTCGATCCATTAAATGCCACCTTTGACAGATTTGATATTTCAACTCCTATCAGACAGGCTTGCTTCATTGGTCAAGTCTCACATGAGAGTGGTGGCTTTAAGTTCTTGGTTGAGAATTTAAATTATCGGGCTGAGGCACTTCAAAAGTTATGGCCAAAGCGATTTGATGCGGCCAAGGCTCAAGCCTGTCAACGCAATCCTCGGATGATCGCAAATGTTGTTTACAGTGCTCGGATGGGCAACAGAGACGAGGCTTCAGACGATGGCTGGCGGTTTCGCGGGAGAGGTTGCATTCAGTTGACTGGTCATGCAAACTACTATCACTCTGGTCAGGCTTTGGGAGTTGATTTTGTGCTTGAGCCAGACTTGGTGGCGACTCCACAATATGCGATCCTGACTGCGGGATGGTTTTGGGACACCCACAAACTTAATCAGTTTGCGGATGCCAGAGACTACAAAGGAATGACCAAAAAAATCAATGGCGGTTTTATCGGTCTTGAGGATCGAATTAAGCACATTGAGGAAGCCTTGGCCATCCTTAAGCGTTAAGCCCTCACCCAAGTCCTAATCATGCGACCATGAGCCTTTTCGCGGCTTGCAACCACCACGTTGCCAGTCGGCTTGATGACAAATTGCTTTGCTGCCACATTGAACAACGCACCCCAACAGTTGTCATGGTGTGGCTCTGGCAAGTAACGCATATAAGCATAGTTTCTAAAGTCTTCCATTGTGAATTCATCTCTTTGCCTTGCTGAGAAACTCAAAAGCAAATTCATGGCTTGATCTGACCAAGTGCCAGCGTTTTTCCAAACTCTCTCGATTCCTGCTGTTTTCATGTAGTTCTCCAAGTTAAAAAGGCAGGTCTAAATCATCATCAAATTCTGGTGATGCTTGCTTTGGCTTTTCTACTGCTTGATCTTTTTGATCTTTTGCTCTGCTCAGAATGGTCATTTCATCGCAAACAATATCCACAGTTGAGATTTCCATCCCATCCTTGTTTGTGAACTTGCCATATTTGATTTGACCCTCAACATAAACTGTCGAGCCTTTCTTGACATATTCACCAACGATCTCAGCGAGTTTGTCAAAGAACTTCAGGCGATGCCACTGAGTGTCTTCAACATACTCACCAGTCTGCTTATCCTTGCGTTTCTGACTGGTTGCAATGCTGAGGTTTGCGATTGCTTTTCCTGATGCGCTATAACGCACCTCTGGGTCACGGCCAACTGCACCGATCAAAATTGTTTTATTTACTGAAGCCATTTAATTTTCTCCTTGATGTTCTTTAGCGATTTGATTGATGATTTGTTGGTAATACTCTCGGGCGGCTTCCACCTTCACTTTGATCTTGTCCTCAAGGGTTTTATCCCTCTCATAAAAGACTCGGGTGACTCTGAGTTCAGGCGCGATGTGATCGACTTGGTGAAGGCTTGCGTCCTCATACTTAATCAAATCCTCTGGAGTCGAGACAAGGCAATATGCAATCGAGGCTTTGTCAACATTCCAGAGCCACATATAAGCCCTCAGTTGCCACTCATAATCTTTGTCTTCACCTTGCTCGGCCAAGGCTGGAAAGGTGGTCAGCGACCATGAGGACTTGATGTCAATGATTGAGTCTCCAGTGAAAATGTCGCACTCACCAGTGATCCAGTCATTGTCCTTTCGCTCGATGTTTTTTTGGTAGCTGGTAAACAAAACCGAGTTAAGAAGTTCAATTGACTGATCCTCGACTTGAATTCCTTTGTCCATGTACTTTGAGGAAATCTTTTCATCGAAGCCATAAACAAATTCTTTGGCTTGCTTGGCAATGAAAGTCTTTGCACCGACAGACAAGACCTCACCCTTTGTTTTGGGATCGGTCATTATCTGTGACAGGCTTGATGCTCTGATCCTAAGCATTGGCAAATCCTTGCAAATGGTCAAACTCTAATGCAGTAATTTTGTAGTCTTCAGAAACTATTTTTTTGGCTTCATTAGATTGGCTAATAAGAACACTGCCATCGGCCATTGGCACACACACAGTTAACTCAAACTGGCGATTTGCAAAGACCGACTCATAAAGATTCAGAGCGTTTTCAAGTGACCACTGCCAGACCTCAAGCAATTCGCAGACATGATCCATTTCACCTTGGATTCGTTTGCCAACTAATGTCGATTTTTTTGGTTTTATTAACCAATATTGTTCATACTTTTCTGGCAAACAAAAGCCTGATCTGTCTCTATATTCCTCATAAATAAGACCGATTCCATTTCTCTCTTGTCTAAGTATGGCCACAGCACCTTCTTTGGCTAAAAAGTCTTTTTTGGCTTTTACGGCAATCTCTTTGGCTTGATTAAACTTAGTCACGGCAAACGATCCAAGCTGCGGTGGAAGGCGATAATGTTTTCTCATGCTGACAATGCCTCCAAAAGTGATGCTTTTTGCTTTTCTGTCAAAGTAAATGAAGCCCTGAGTTTGTCGGTGGTGTACTCACCAGACTTGATCTTTGCAATGGCTGCAAGCAAACGCTGATCTGAGATCGCTGGTGGAATTTTGGTTTCTTTGACTGGATCTCTTACAGGCTCTTTTATGCGAGTGGCGTGGTTGCCATCATCATCCTCTGGAGCGATGCAACAGGCGGCCATTAAAGAGGCTCTGCGGCCATAAGTCAGGCAAGACATAAACCCTTGAGGATCATTCTTTTGTGCGGGAAAGAATAACTTTCCACAGTTGAGCATTTCACCAGACTCATGCAAAAAGACAGTCTCGACCAGAATGCCATTCGGATGCTCATGGGTCTGCTGAACAAGGGCGATGCCATTTGAGTTAAGTGAGTCGATAACGGCTTCAACACAAGCAGCGAGGTCAGCATATTTGCTTTTGAAGTGCGGGTTTGTAGAGGTCTTGAGGGCAGGTGCAAAGCCCTTTTGAGCCTTGACCAATGCTGTGGCAATCTGTTTCATTGTTCAATCCTTTTGATTTGTTTAGCCACCAGCCACTTGTCTCCAAGTTGGCGCACTGATCTGACCCACTGTCTTTGATAAGACCTGATCGTTTCTGGGGGTGCGTCATAAGTAGCAAAGATTTTTCGCACATGGCGAAGGAAGCGAGTTTTCATGTAGTTCTCCTTTAGTTAATAAGCCATTGATTTAGTGGCTCGGTCTTTTGCTTCAGTCCAGTTTGCAACCCACTTAAAAGAAAGTGTTTCAATCTCATGGGCTGAAAATTGACCTTTATAGCCTTTGGCAAAAGTGAAAGTTTTTGCTTTGTTGTCTCTAGTGACTTTGACCCATTGCGAGTCAGTGCGGATATATTTTTCAGTAAATCTCATTTGCAGTTCTCCTTGTTATGGCTGAGTGATTTCAGCGCATGACTAGATTTTACACACACTTATTCAAAGAATTAGATAAATATCTGCAAAATTGTTAAAAAAAAGCAACAATGGCAAATGTTCCATGAAAAGTTCTATCCTCACTGCTTTCCAGACAGGAAAATCTTTCTGGAGTGGCAATATTGGGCAAAAGTATCAAAAGAGGTCTGCTCACCCTGCTCTGACTGTTCTACTCTTTACGAGGCTCAAATGGTGAGCCAGTCACGCTGCCAAAAAGAATTTATCTCTAAAACTTTTATTGCAAACAAAAAATGAAACTCTCACATGGCCACAAATCCCTTCTGGTTCGCTTGGCTGGAGGCGGTAGAACAAGCAAGTCATTTACCAACATGGACACTGTAAATTCGCAGTTATCCATCCACTTTGTCCGATATTTGGACGATATGCAGAGGC